TCAGGCCCCCATGAATAGGCCGAACCCGGACCAGGGTGACAGCGGCAACCCGTAGCCGATCAGGCAGCATTGATCCAGCGCGAACAATACTACGGACCCCATCTTCAACCCCTGTGCAATCCGCGACTCTTTTGCCCACGGTGACATGTAATTTCCGATGCCCACCAGGTGCGCGCTGTTTGCCGGCGCAAAGCCTAATTGCATCGGCAGATCGATCGAAGTAACAGCCTTGTCCAGATTGCAGTCGCCAGTGTAAGTGAAGTTCTCAGTCTTGAAGCAATTGAGGCTCGCCGGAGACCACTGGGGTGGTAAGTTGATTACACGAGTTAGCGGAGCGCCGTTTGTGTCCGGCGGGTAGAGCACTTCGAACTGCGCATTCGCATAGGTCGGCCGCACGAAGGCCATGATCGCAGCGGTGAACTGGCCGATCAGTCCAGGCAGGAACGCGGATTCCTGCGCGTAAGGCGTGGGGTCGTTGCTCGGATCCGTAAACACGTGCATGGGCCGCCCGTATTGCGATTGAAACGTGGCCATCGTATGGGCGTCATAGAAGGGCATGCCGCCATTGGCGATTGGCGTCCAATTGCCATTGGCCGGATCCGTGGGCGGGCAGAAGTACCACCACTGCACCTCGCCGAATTGCAGATAGGGCTGCACGCCGGCAGCAGACATTACGTTGGCCATGTCCAGATAGACTTGTTGCCAGAACGCCAAACTCGCCGGCGAGAAGTTTGTCTGCAAAGCAGGCGTGTTCACCCGGCATGGGCTGCCGTCCGGATAACACTGGGCGATGCCCGCGGCGGGCGACGGATTTCCATTTCCCAGCTCCGTGCTGAACGAAGCCGTCACCTCGATGCCGTAGCTATTGAGCGCCGTGTAGAAACTCCGGCTCCAATCGCGCGCCGCCCGATTGATTCGCGGAGTGACAATCATATCGGTAAGCCAGATGCCATCCACGCCACCCGCCAGCGCTCCGCTGGTCTGCGCCTGTAGGGTCGTACTGCCGCCGACATCGACGGTGAGCGTGAGTCCATTGCCGGCGCTGCCCATGACACGTGCAGTGATCGTGAGCACCCCGTTGTTCGCCTGCGCCCACACGCCGGTAGCCCCTTCGTTGATAAGTAGCGCGAACGCCTGCGCCAGGCTTGCGGGCGTGTCGCCGATCAGGTTCAGATGCGTGAAGACAGTCGGCCCCAGCGATACTTTGGTCGTCTTTCCAAACTGCGACGTTCCCGACAACGTGATGGTCCCGGTGGCGTACTGTTGCCCGGCGCAAATCAGCTCGTAGAACCATAGAGCGCCCGCATAGTGATTGGCCCTGCCCGTGAATCCCAGCGCCTGGATCAGCCACGCGGTCCGCTCCGGGGCCAGAGCCTGCGAGTGCAGGGTGTCCCAGTCGGTCGCCAGCGTGGTTTGCGGGTCCGGTGCGAATGTGGGAAGATCAGCGGTCGGAATCGCAATTTCGAGAAAATCGAAGTAGAACGGAGATCCCAGGGGTCCGGTATGCGTGATCGTGACTGTGTGCTGAATCCCCCCGGACATGGTCCCCAAGTTCCACCGCACCAGAACATCTTCACCCGGAAGCGCCACACTCAGCACTTGTGCCGGATTCTGATCCACTTGCACCGACAACTGGGCGGCGGTGGGGAATCTTCGCGTTCCGAGGTTCAGAATATGGCTTTGCGGTGACTGGTACGAATAACTTACGCTCGCGCCCGGCGTGCTTGTGTAACTGATCGATCCGCCCGAGTAGTTACCGAGCGCTTTGGTCCATTGACCCGTGTAGCCGATTGCCGCGTCAGCATCTTCTGCGCGCCAGCTTCCCAGACCAGCCACCCGATAATTGCGGTTCGAGCCGGTAACGGTCCAGTTTGATATCACCACGGCCCACTCGCTGCGCGCGAAATTGCCCGGCTGCAGGCCGGCGGCCCACGTCCAGCGCATTTTGCGCACAGCACTCATTGGTACGGAAACCGTGGCGCCGGTGACATCCAGCCCGTTGATCGAACTGAAGTCCAGCGTGATCTGCCATTGGCTCGGCGACAGGCCGCCGCTCAGAAGTTGCCATCCCGGCTGCCAGGTTTCCGTTGGGGTTGCGGGCGGCGCGCTATAGACGTTCCCATAAACGCCAATCCGGTTGCCGTTCGCCCCGCTGGCGCCGTTGGCGAGCGCCAGGGTGATGGACGCGCCACTCGCCGAGGCCCGCATGGTTTGGGAGAACGTGTTGATGCTGTTGGCCAGCGCCGCCGCCGCCGATGCCAGCGTGTCGGCGCCGTAGAGCTGATACGTGTAGTGCTCTTCATCCCACGCCAGCTCGATGTAGTCGCCGCCCGTCGCCGCGCCTTGCAGCTCGAAAACCGCCGATGCCGATGTGTAGCTCCCCGCCACCGGCGCCGCATGCCCCATCAATGGAATTCTGTAGACCTGTTCGCCCGCTCCGGGATCGGCCCACACGCGCAGATAGGGCCAGTCCACTGTGGGATACAGCGCCGAGTCGATGGCAATGCAGTTAGTCCGTGTCTCCTGGTAAGAAAGCTGCAGCCCGCTTAAATCGCCGTCCGGCAGGTTACGGAATACCGGATGCTCGAAAACGTTGTCGCGGTTCCACTCCACGACAACCCAGTCGGACTGCGTGCGCCAGCAACCTGAAACGGTGAAACCGTTCGGACTCGTAGCGCTCAGTGCCGCCACTGCCGAGGGCTGATAGAAGTAGCACTGCAAGTCTTGGTTCGGAGTAAGCTTTTGAAGCGTGGACATGCGTTTCGCCGCCTGGTCACAAGCGCAGAATTACGGTCAGGTCCGAGCCTGGGCTCGTTTGTCCCACCGCGGTAATCGCCATGCTGAGTTGCGCCTGTGCCAGTAATGGCATCCCGAAGCCGTTCACACTAGGCGAAACCGTGGCGCCCGCGGGAATTGTGACGGTGCAGTAGGGCGATCCATTCTGGCTCACGGTGATTTGTATGGCGCCTCCAACGGGCGCCTGTTTCACGACCGCATACACGTCTTGAATGGCATGCGCTCCTTCCACGATCACGTTCGGCGCGGGGTTGCTGTCCACCGCCAGGTACCCCTGCACCTGGAACGAGTACTGTCCGCCGGAAAGCGTCCGCAATCCGTAGTTCACCGACTGTGTCAGGTTAATCGCGCCTGTCGGGCTGTTGCCTCTCGAATTCGTGACGAACAACTCCGCGCTGGACACCTTCGTGTTCGGCAGCGGCATCGGATAGCTCCAGTTGCCGCTAAGTGGGCTGCCGAAGAAACCCAGGGGGAAGGAGACTACCGCAACGGTGCTCAATAATTGATAAACCGCAACCTGGAGGCCGTGTGACGCCGCGGTTGTGCCATGCATGCCGCGGGTTACCTGATATTGCAGCCCGCCGGTTGCGACTGCCACCACTTGCATCACTTCCGCCTCGACTTGCACGAACGATCCTGCCGCCGCGGCGCCGGCCGGCGTCAGATTCAGTACGGTATCGGTTGCGGCCATCCCCGCGGTTAGTGAGTACGGAGTGCTCCCCACAAGTTCATCCCAGTAGTACATGGTCAACGTGCCTGCCGTTACGCTGTGAGTGTTGGTGAGTGTCGGGAACGAAACTCCGCTTAGTTCCACTGTGCCACGTTGGAGCGAGGATGTGCCCAGCCCAAAGAGCGGCTGCGGCGGGGCGGCCATATCCCCTGCCCCTCCGCCGCCGATCGTCCACCGGGTCAGCGTCGATAGTAATGGCGGTCCCTCCAGATTGTTAACGTTTGCGCCTCGGCCCTGTATGTGCAGAGTGACACCGGTCTCGTTCGGAATCTCGAACTGAACCGGGCTGGTCTTGGCGGTGGCCGCGAAATGCCACGCCGCCTCCGCCACCACAAAGAGGCTGGTTGCATCGGGTTGCACGGCCCACGCTTTAACCAGCGTCAAAGTCGTCGCGGTGTTCGACGCAATCGTGTACTCCTGCTCCGCGCCTGTCCCGCTGAGAATCCGGACGATCATCCCGGCATAATTCGTCCCGCTCATCTCAGCGGCACTGTTGCCAACCGTGTTGGCGGTCGCAATGGTCGCGGCGTATGGGGGCTGCAGCTCCGTCCGCCAATAAAAGTTCGCGTGATCGAAACTCGGATCCGGCGGCGCCCAAACTTGGGCCGGCAATCCGGTATCCGTGAAACTGGCGCTCAATGCCTGAGCGCAACCGATACGGCCCAACTGCTGTGGATTCGGTCCGCGGTATACGTTGAAACTTACCGTGCGGGCGTCGAAACTCAGCCCCGTCAGCGTCACGCTGTTCGTGTTTGTCCCCGGTGGTACGCTGGCAAGGATCACGAACGACAGAGCGCTCTCGCTTCCCGCCGAATCCAACGCGCTCACTGCATAGTACAGCGTTTGATTACCCGCCAGCGTGCCTCCTGCCCCGATCATGGCTGCCAGGCTAACCAGCGGTATACCCGGCCCGCCGGTTGCAATCGTGGGTGGCGCCACAAAGCCCACGGTAAGCTCTTCGCTTACACCCCCATCGCTGGAGTTGCTGGAACTCTCGGTGATCTGGTATTCCGGATTGCCGCTCGAATCGATTATATTACCGACTAACGGACGCGGCACGCCTACGCCGGAATTAGGTTGAAGGGACGCCCCTGTGCCTCCCGGTATCTGGCCGTTTGTATCCTCGTACCATGCGTCATCCTGAATCTGCGCCGTGACCGTAGTAATCCTGAAATTTGCGCCCGGCGCGATCTTGGTGATGCGAAAGGGCTGGCGTTCAAACCCTTCGTTGAGGTAGGTGGCGGTGATGATGTCGCCGGGCCGCAGGCCCAGCGCCTTTACGCTCGTTTCGAATGTAATATAAGTGTTCCCGCGGACGGCTTTGTCCAAAGTGAACTGAGAGATGCGTGCGGCCTGATCGTAGTTCGGAATCCCCAACGCCATGACCGCGGTGGTGATCACCTGGTTGGTAAGCTGGACATCTTCCACGTCCACAGTCAGCAAGCTGTCCTGCTGATATCCGTTGAACGCATCTTGAAACTCCACGGTCACCTGGTTCGGCGTATCCGCGATGCTCCGGGATGATATTTGCACACTCGGCTCTCCGTTGGCCTTGCGTAAAATATTCGCGGTGCCCGTCGATCCGTCGCTGAACTCATATGCCGGCCAGCCGCCATTCAGCGGCTCTGTGCTATTGGTCCACGCCGGCTGTGTCGGCTGCTGCAGCGCCATGGAGTTTTCCACCTGCAACTGCAGCAGCCCGCCCACGCTGTACGTGAATAACAGCCTGGCGGCGTTCCGGATTCCCCGGATCGTATCGGCTGCGTTGCGCCGGCTCTGCAAACAAAGATTGCACTGAAAGCGCGGGATCATGATGCTGTTCCCGTTCAGATCCTGCGTCTGTATCTGTTGATCGCAATATGCCGCTGCCGCCGCAAAGGTCGTGAGATCGATATTCGCCGTCCCCCACCCGCTCCGTTGCAGAATATCCAGCAAAATCCACGCGGGATTCGCGGTGAACTGCGTGTTCAGGTAACTGCCATCGCTGCCATAAATCGGTAGCTGCAAGCCGTCCGCCAGGACTTGCACGGTGGGCAGCGACTGACCGTTGTTAATCTGATTTGGCACGACCACTGAAAGAAAGGCCATGCTGCCATAGGGATCGCCGGCCGGGTTGCCCGCGGCGTCCTTGAAATCGGAATTAAAAGCGCCGTTCCGGCTGCCCAGGCTGATCGCGTTGTACCAGCCCGTCGATGTCATGTTCTTGCCGGATTGCCCGGCGGGTATCTCGATCTGGTTCACTAGCACCTTTTGCACGTCCTGCATCGGACCCATCCCCAGCAGCACTTCCATGTGCGTCAGGTTTCCATCGTTCCGCGTGAATACGATAGGGGGGCGATACCAGGCGGTGCCGTATAACAACGGGACAAAGTCGTTGTAGATCGCGAGATTGTCGTCCGCGGCCGCGTACTGCCACCCGCCGCCGTAACTGCGCACCTGAATCGAGGAAGGCACAAATTCGAGCCCGCCGAACCGCATCGGGCCGGAAAACATCCCGCGGGCCTCGCAATCGAGCCGCGTGTACGCGCACGATGTGTAGGGTGCGCCGCCCACCAGGGCGCCCACACCACCAGTCTGATCGGGCGAGTATCCGCAAGCGTAGAACAAGGAGTATTGCCCGCGGCTGCCCCCATTCACCGCTTCCTGCCTCTGTTGTGAAGTAGAAGGAAAAAGCCAGGGACAACGCCGTTGGATCCGGACCGGCGGCAACAGCACTCGTTGCATGTTCATCCAGTTGACGGCCGATAGTTGGAAAAGCGATTCGGTGCTCTGATCCGGCGGGTTGACGATACCCTGAAATAACACGGCTGCGTCGGATGTTGCGGCGCCTTCGATCAGGTTGTAAAACAAGAACGTCACCGTCAACGTGGCGCCCTTCCAACCCACCGATCGCTCCAGTTCCGAGAAGTAAGAGTCGGCGTTGGCCATCGACAGCGATACCCGCGGAATAGCGGCCACTCCTTGGTCCGACGACGCCTGCACGGTGAACAGGTTGTGCTTCATTACTCTCGGCGCGTAGGTGTTGCCGCCATAAGTCACCTGGTGCGTGCTCCAGTACTCCGCCCGTCCGCTCTGTAATACGCACTGGAACAGCAGCAGCGGGGTGTCCGTGACCGCCAGTTCTTTCAGATCATAGATGCTCAACATTAACGATATCCAACTCGCAGGAATGGCGGCTTGGACCTGCCGTTGTGATCCTTAGCAGGTCATCCCGAAACCGCGCATTCGGGTACACGCCGCCCGTTTCGGCCGTCTGTTTATAAGTCGAGGCAGTGGCTTGCGCCTCCGCCTGAATTCCGAAGACGTCCACCGTGCTGCCCGGATCCAGTGCGATACCGAAGCTGATCGAGTCGGTGGCGTCTTGTAGCTGCCCGGCGGAGGTCAGCCGCGTCCACTGGGGGCTGATCGCTCTTGCGTCCGTCGCGGAGCCGCGCACCAGCCATACTCGCGTGCTCTGGTCGCTCCGCGCATATAGGCTGAGACAGTAGACTAAAGATCCAGGCGCATTGATCGATTGCTGCAGCGTCGATGTGGCGGCTGTCGGGTTAGTGGCCTGATAGGCGGACGTGCCCCCCATGGGATCCGCCACGCCGCCGGTCAGCGTCAGTAGCGGCCCTGCTTGCCAGACGGGCTGATTCTGCTGCGCGCTCCACGCCAGCAGATTATCGGCGGGATCCAAGAAGGTGAACGGCGTCAGACGCCCCTCGACAGCCTGAAAAAGAGCTTCCAAAGCGGCCAACTCCTGGTCGCTCATCTCGTCGAAGGACAAATGCCATTCCGTGATTGCCGCCGCGGGGTCCGCGCGCTTGACTTGGTAGCCTTGGCCGCTCCGATTCACCACCGTCCTTGCCGAGCGTTGCCTCGCGATCGGAAACTGGCCGGTTGCGCCCGACGATAGTTGTGGAAAGTAAAGCATCCTAGGTCCTGTTTTCGCAGACGGTGAGCGTAGTTTTTCCCCGCATTTCGCCTCTCAATTGAAAGCCGAATGTGTCACCGGCCAAGCTGCAGTTCCGATAGATTGTTCCGTCCCACGGATCGGTGAACGAGAAGCTGCCGAATCTGCCCTGGTTCGAGACGAAAAATTGGTCCAGCGCGGCTAGCTCCGATTCGTCCAGCAGGTCGAGTTGGATGGTCCACCGATGCAGTACCGAAGGGTTGTCTCGAAAACGCTGCTCGGTGCCATCCACAAAACGGACCGCGTCGGTGTTGAACTGCAGCGTTCTCTTCGCCGGATATTGCATCACGGCGCCGGTCTTTAGCGTCGGAAACATGGCCGTTTAGAGGTTTGTCACCACGTCGTTGATGGGGTTCATGTTCAGCATCGCCTGGCGGACCGCCTGGGCGATATCGTCGCTATGATCGAGAAACGGCTGGCTGTCCATGGCTTGTACCTGGACGGTGATCTGTTGGGGCGCGTTCGACCCGCTGCTTCCGGCCGTGCGCGGCAAGCCGTTCTCACCCCAAACTACGTCTTGGTTGTTGGTGGTGGACGACAGATTCAGAGAAGGGGGGAGTGAAAAAGGCATTAGGGGTGCGGGTTGTTGAGACTGTCCTCCGCCAAACAAGCTGGAAAACAGCGACACTAGCGGCATGAGACTAAGTCCGCCTCCCAGTAACTGGCTCGCTGTGTTGAGTACGTCGGATACGCCCGCGCCGCCGCTGGAGCTCTTGGCTTGACTGTTTTGTGCCAGCGCATCGGTATTAGAGGCGGTCGCCTGCGTCTGGCTATCGATCACTTGGGCGGCTTGCCCCAGAGCGTCGATTAGGCCCCGCTCGGTTGTTGCCGATTGACCGCCCGCCGGGCTGCCCGACGCCTGGTTGAAAGCGGTTAGCAGTGTCTGTTGTGATGTCCTAGGCATTTTTCACCCGTAACGCACGACCGCTGTTCTGGCCTCCCGCCCGCAAGCCGCCGTTCGCCTCCCCCAGCTCGTGCTCCAAAATCAGAAAAGCTTCCACCTCGCGTGCCGCCAGGCCGTCGATTCCCTGCTGCCCTAACTTGCGGCGCACCAGATACTCCTCGATCCATGCCATGCTTTGTGCCGTAATAAGCGACTTAGGACAGATAGTGGTCGCCGCGTTGCTCCTCGCCCACACCACGCGCTCGGGTGTCTCCAGAGCTCCGGGTACCCAGCCGCACCTGCGCTTTGTTTCCAGGCCGGCCTTACGGCAGCTCGCGCACTCCCAGCCGGCCTGGTTGGAAGATTGAAAATGGAGTGCGACGATCAGTTTTTTCTTTCGGCTTCCGCCAGGCCGCACTGTTGCTTAACTGCGGTCAAAGCCTCCCGGCATAGTTCTTCCGGTCCGCTCGCGGCGAGCGACTCCGGAGTTGCCGGCAGCCCGTCCAATTCCAGTCCCTTGACTTCCCTCAGGCCCCAAAGCAGATAAATCCGATCGATCTCCGAAGCCAGCAGCGCGGCTTCCATCTTTTCGTTGGGAGCGTCGCCCGCTTCCAGGAACTCTTGCCGCGCCGCTAACTCCCGGATGCGGCGCGTCAGCTCCACCCGGCGCCCAAATGACATCTTAGCCACCGTATAACTTACCCCGGGGGCCACTGCAGAATCTATCGTTTCAACGCTCGTATATTCCATTTAGCCACCAACCAAGCTCTCTCATCCCGCTATCCGAACGCGACCACGATCTCGTTATCTGCCGTCCCCTGCGCTTTCGATCCCTGGAATTTCCACTGCAGCCTGTTATCGGTATCGTCGAACTCAGGCACTGCCGGGACTACGCTCATCATGTAAACGCCCATGACTTGGCCGGTTTGCTGGCCAAGTTGAAACATCACGCTTACCGGCGACTGCTGTCGCGCCGCTTGGTACAGCCCGTGTGTCGCTGCGTCGTCCAGTTCATACAGGCTGAACGCGGCCGTCACGGACCGCGGCCCTGGTGCCAGAGCCAACGGCAGATTGGTGCCGAATTCTTTCGACCGCGTATCCAGGCTGTTGTCTAACTGGAATGTCCCGCTCGTGATTGTGTAGAACTTCCCCGGCGTACTGCCCAGCCAGGCTTCGCCCATGTTACCCGGCACGATCGAATAGTCGAAGGAGCCAATAACCGGTTCCGCCGGGAAGCTGTTCAGTTGCCCCATCCCCGCCGCAAAACTGGAACTGTCGATCAGGTCCTGCGCCATTCCCTCGAACTCAAACTGGTGAAAGTCGCCATTCACCTTTACGGTCATCCGGTTGACCGCCGCCCCGCAGAGAATCCGCTGCAGCGCGGTGCTGGGATCCCAATAATCGAAAATGCTGGCGCTTGGCAGTGTGGTCGCCGGAAAATAAGAAATGCTCGGAGCGATTTCGCTTCCCGCGGCCGGAACGCTGGCAAATGGAGCGTTCACTTGCGCCGCGGTGGTGCTCACGATTGCCGTGACAAACCGGATTTCGCCGTTGTACGACACGCCTTGCCCGGCCACTAGCCCATGTGGCGCCGCAAACAGCAGCGTCGTGCCGCTGGAACCCGCCGCGGCTGTCCCTCCCGCGTACAGCGCCGGAGCGGCGCCCAGGCTGGCCTGAAAGAGTGGTCCATAAGATGGACCCGAACTCTGTCCCCCCCAGCTCGTCATGTAGGTTGTCACGTCGAAACTGGTCGTGCGCCGCAGGCCCGCGGGTATTCCTACGAACGTCCGGCTGCCCGTCTTGTCCCGCCGGTCGGCCTTTTCCAACTGATTCTTGGCCGTCAGCTTCACCGCCGGAAAGCGGTTTTGCGCCGTGATCGCCGGCGTCTTCCCGTAGCTGCTTTCCAATCCCGCATAGAAGCGGTTGGCATTGGATGAAATATACGAAGCCATAACCTTAGTCGCTCACCCCTACTTCGAAACTCACCTTCCCTGTCTGGATGAAGTTCTGTCCGCCATGCTTCACCGGTCCTAAGGCCGCTTCATAACATCCGGCGTAGTACATACCTTCACCCCAGTCGCCTCGGTTCTGATCCAGCACCTGAGTCGCAGCGTCGACATAAATTTGAAGTTGCTCCTCGATCCCGTCCAGTCTGTCCTGCGAAACTCGCACTTCAATCGCCATAACGGCCTTTCCCGAGAAGTTCCGGAATTTCTCCTTGAGCTGGTTCACGATCTTCTCGCAGTACACGCTGATGGCTGGATACTGCACGTCGGTGCTGCGCTCCGCCAGTTCGATCGATACGTTCTGCGCCAGAATCTGATTCTGTCCCACCGGCCGTGGCGTTACGTTCTCGGCCTGAGCTAACGTTGCTACGCAGGCGTTCAGTCCCTGCGGTGCGCTAAGCAGCGTGACGACTTGTGCGGTGACCGTGCTGCCTACCCAAGCCATGCTCTACCCCCTCTGAATAACTCGCGGCAACGCGCGAAGATAGTTGGGCGCCTGTCCGGTGCCCGGCGCTTGTCCCAGGGTGGAGACTGGCCCCGCCTGGACCCAGACCTGGTCCAATGCCAGCGGCGACGGATTCTGTAGCGCCATGGCCGTAGGCGACAGCCCCACGTATACATTCCAGGCCGTTGCGTTGGCCGGCTGATTGACCGGCTGGACTACTAGCGCATTCCCAGCCGCCACGGTAAGAGTGCTCGAATTACTGGCCTGCCCCTCTTCGCTCTCCACGTTCAGCCACGACACACTCGCGCAATAGGTCATTGCCGGTTGGCCGCCGGGAATGGACGTCAGTTGCGGCGGAGCTGCCTGCGGGATCGGGTCCGCCGCGATGCCAAGCCCCGTCTGCATGAGCTTGTCCGCGGCCCACTTCGCCAGTTGCTGAAACTGATCCCGTTTGCCTTGATAGCGGTCGTTCAGTTGATTGAAATAGGCGTCCTGATACACCAGCGTCAGCGTTTGGAACACATGCCAAAGCTGCAGCGGCGGAGTGACCACGATGTTGTTCAACTGGGGGTCCGGTTGCAGCCAGAACTGCCAGTCGTACGTGTTGCTGCGTTGCAGAAGGGTTGTCAGTTCGATCCCGAGTTGTTGCTGTGCCAGCGCCAGTTTCTGGCTGAGATCTATGTTTTCCGTCTGCGCTGTGGCCAGCACGGAAGAGTCCTGGCCCATGAGATCCTGGATCGTCGATATTACGTCCGTGAATAGCGCCATCGTCCCGGCCGCCTACTCTTTGCCCGCCTGTGCGCCGCCCTTCAGCTTGCGTAATTCACTGGGCGAAATGACGGCGAATTGCATCCGCGACGCCGCCGCCAGCTGATCGGCTTGCCGCTTGGCCTCCGCCTTCTGCTCTTGAAACTCGCTTGCTTCCTCGGCCGTCGCCAGCCGCGCGCCGCCTTCCACGATCATCCTTGCCGCGGTTCGCCGCGGAACCTCTGTGCGCACTCCTTCTCGTCCGCCATCCGGGGTCTCCAGGCTGACCAGCACCACCGAAGGATCCTTTAGGCCTTCCTCCGTCGCCCGAATCTTCCTGTAATAAGCTTGTAAGTCCATGGTTGTCTCTTGTGGGGCCGGGCGTACCCGGCCCCTTGTCTTGTTGTTCGCTTTGTTCAGTGCCGATTTGCCTGCTACGCGTTCACCTGGACCCCGAAGTTGTTGCGGATCACCGCGCACCCGTACAACACGTCCACCGTGAACTGCTGCGCCAATGTATTCGGCTGGTAGCTCATCACTACCCGCATGCCGAAGTTTCCCATCTCCGCATAGTGCGCCACCGCACCCGTGCCATACAACGGCTGCGGCAGTCTCCGGATGACCAGGCCAACCGCGGGCTTGGTGAAAGCGATGTTGTGGGTCGTTAACGGCGAACTGCCCGTATGGGCCACGAACTGCGACCGCAACACGAAGAAGTCCTTGATCTTCCCGACCGTGCCGTCGATCAAAGCTCGCAGTCCCGCTTCGCCGGCGGTCTGGTACTCGCTGAATCGTTCGATCTGCCGCAATTGGGAATACGTGGCCGCGTCCACCACCAGGTATTTCGGCTCGGACGCCGGAACCTTCGCCGTGAACAGGGCGCTTTCCGCCTGATCGATCACCGCTTCCACCAGCGCCGTCCCCGGCGTGCCCACCGGCGTGTTCGCCGTAAACCCGGCAAACAGGTTCAGCAGGCTGGTCTCGATGCTCTCCGCGATCGCCACCACCGCCGGTTGCATGTAGACCTGCAGTAAGTCCGGAACCGCCAGTACCTTGGTCACATCCGGAATCTGGAAAGTTGCTTCGGCGTGTGTGTTCAGTACAATCTGCGCATTCCCCAGATTCGGATTCTGCGGTTGAACTGTTCCGCCTTCGGCTATGTTGTTGGCTACCAGCACCGGAGGAATCGGGATGTTCACCGTATCCCCCGCCTGCGCCAAAACGGGTTCATAATCGCGGTTGACCAGGTTGCCCATGACTAGGTTCCCGACCAAGGCGGGCAGAGCGTCTGCCGCCACCAGCTTCACAATCGCGCTGGCCACATTAGCTGATGTAATTATCGCCATTCATTCTCCTAAGTTGAGCAGGCTCTTCTGCCTGTCTTTTGAAATTCAGGCATTCCTGCCTGTCGTGCCTAGATGCCGCGCAGGTTCTGCGAAGCAACCCGTAGAATCTCCTTCCGCACCTTTTCCGTCTGTTCGGAACTCATTCCCGGTCGGATATTCTCTATGTCCACGCTCTCGGTGCTTTCCCGCGGCGCCTTGTGCGCCCCGGTGATCCCCGATCCGCCCGGTATCCTCGCCGGCAGGAATTCCGGATTCTCGCTCACGAAGTTGCTCAGATATTCCTTCAGCGGCACTTCCCCTTCGTCGCTGTGCGCCAGCAGCCGGCCGTCCTCCGTGCGGAATACGCCGTCGTGCACCGCGCGGTATGCCAGGTCGACCTTCGCCACCCCCAGCCGTTGTAGCTCCGCCCGGATGGCCGAGCCTCTCTCCGCCTGCTCCGCCGCTTGCCGGCTGCGCTTGCTTTCTTCTTCCACTTCGTTCAACCGCCGCTCCAATTGCTCGCGCCGTTTGCGTTCCTCCACCAGTTCCGTCTTGTAGGCCGGTTCGCTCTTGGCCTGCTGCTCTTGCAGAAACTCCTGTATTGCTTGCTTCACAATCGCTTGTACGTCTGTGTCTTCCATAACCGCCTCTTTCCCAAGCCGCGCCCCAAAAAACAGTTCAGCTCTGTGCCTCAATCTCCTGCGCAATCTGAGTCTTGATCTCCTGCCGCACGTCCGATAGAAACTTGAACGCCAGTTTCTTGAAAACCTGTTTCTTCAGCGTCTCGGATTCGATCCCCAATGTAAGCAGCTTCCGGGCGTCGTCCAGTTCATTGCTGAAATCGGCGATGTCGAACTCGTCCAGCCCTGAAACATCGATCGAAATGTTGTCCTGCCGCGCCGCCACGATGGCCCGCAGCACTTGCTTCATCGTCTCCTTCACCGCGTCCCCATACGCCCGCAGCACCTCTTGCGTAATGCTGAAATCCCTCTGCTTGCTGGTGCCCGATTGGTGCTGGCTCGATGCATCCGACCCGCCTGCGTGCGTAATCAGGTAGCACACCCGGTATATCTCGTCTTTGAGCTGAATCAGATTGTCTGCGGCAATTTGATAAACCTTGCCTTCCGGCTCCGTCCACCCGAATCGGTCCCCCGGCGCCAGTTGGATGAAATAAGAGTCCCCCACGATCTGGTTCCATTCGCGGTCCGAGTAAATTACCGGAGAGGCGAACAAACCCATCGTCAGCGCCCAGGAGAGCGCGTTCGACTTATTGAAGTGCTCCAGTTGCAGCAGCGCCGCCTTGTTCATGAGCCAGAGTCCTTCGGTCACCCGCAACGGAAATACCGGCACCCGGTTCTGGCCGGCCAACCCATGCAGTCCTTCGTCCACCAGCCGTATTTCTTTGTCCTTCAGTCGCTGATAGACTTGATAATTCTGCCGGTCGTAGTAAATCCAGCGGGTCTCGCGAGCCCAGTCGCTCTCCGCGATCTGGGACTTGCGCAGCGATGACGTCCGGATCACCGCCCAGTCCAGCCCTCCGCGGTCGTCGTAGCTCCAGTTGATCAGTTCTTCTGGCGAGTAATCCACCAGATATGCCCGCGAGCGCCCCACCGCATCCTCTTCCGCGCGGTTGCTCAGCGAAACGGGCGATCGCGGAAAATCCACCACGATGTAGCTCCGTCCCTGGACCAGCGTTTGCACGATCCGCTGGCGGAAAAACTCGGCGATGGAGGTGCCTTTCAGGTCGCAATCGTCCGCAAATACGTTGTAGAAGCTCTTGGCCGCGTCGTCGTTGCCGTCGAACAGCAGAGCCGCCTCGCGCCGCATCAGCGTCGCCGCATACCAGTCGATAATCGATCCGATATAGTTCTCGTAGAACACCCGGCTCAACCGCTCGGCATAGATATCGTTGGGCTCCTTGTGCCGCCGGATCAGATACTCGAAGGCGTTCTCCCGCATCGGCTCGCCGCCGGCGTAAAGATCCCTGTACTTCTTCCACATCGCCTTCTTGCCGGCATACTCGGGATGCTCTCGATCGATGTTCACCATCTGGTCCTCAAATCAGCCGCTCCTGGTGTTCCCCGATCGCCGGTTGCGGCCTGCATTCCTGCCACAACAGGTAACCCAGTGCGTCCGATAGATGGGTCCGGCGGCGATCCTTTTCCTTGTCGATTGCGTTGCTGTCCGCTTTGTACGACACCTGCTCGAAATCCTTGACCAGCTCCTTGCACCGGGAGTCCACCAGCAGCCGAATGTCGCCGCTCGCCGATCGAAGTTTCGCATTAGTCAGCATGATCCGTTCCCGCACGCTCGGGTTGGCTTTGGGCACCTTGTACGTCACCCCCGTGTTGTAGCTCGTCCTGAAATACTCCCGCACGATCTGGTAATCCGATGCGCCGGTGGTGTGCTGGCTGTTTCCCGATGCGTCGCCGTAGATCACCACTCCGCTCCGGTGACTGGGAAACCGCCTTTCGAACTCTTCGCAGGCTTCATGCGTACTGGCGTGCCGCAGAGCGATCTCGTCCAGCACGAATACTGTCCGGCCCTCGATTTGCGCCACCACGGAAGACATCGGGTCCACGTTGAAATCCAGCGCCCACAGCAGCGCGCAGTTCGGGTTTATCCGCAAACTCTTCACATGGTCGCGGCGGTTGAAGGCGCTATATACAAGTCCGCCTTGCAGGCTCAGGTACTGCCCCAGCGCTTCCTGTTGATAGAAGGTCTCGTCGTAGCTGTTCTTCAACCGGTCGTAGAAGTCCGGAACCTTCTCGAGCAGGTACCGGTTCTC